ATAGCAAAGGCCGCAATTGCAACCATTAAACCTTCTATCAAGTACTTAACAATTCTCTTAACTAGTTCAGCAACATTAAACATGGCCATTCTTATATAAATTAAAAAGAAAAAAATAATAATTTAATAAATTAAAACTTAAAACGAAGAACTAAATTAATATATAATGAGTGGAAAGTCAAAATCGAATGTTGCCAAAAAACTGGCTTTTGAACGAAAGTTGCGAAAAGATGGTTCAGAGAATCCTAAATATGTTGACCTATTGGAACTTGACAAGCCAATTGCCGGACAACAATTTGGTTGTTTTTCTTTTATTACCCCTGAGAAAATTTTAAAGCAAAGAGAGATGTTTTTATTCGAAGAATTCCTAAAGAAATGGGAATTTTCAAAATCTATGGAGAAGTTTCATCAATTTATTAATTTTATGTCATTTAAATACAAGTTAAATTTTGAGGACGTTATGAAAGATTACGAAGGTTTCGTTAAGGAGGAGAGAGAGAATATTATTAGTTCTTCGATTGAGGATGATTACAAAACATTTTTGGATAAGAATGAGGATGAACTCGAGAAGCAGTTTAATATTAAAAATAACTTCCAGACCTCTGTTAGAGGTTTCAAGTCCAGAGGCAACTTTGCAACTCAAGAGGAGGCCGAGATGCGTGCCAAATTGTTGCGAGAGACTGACCCTAGTTTTGACGTATTTGTCGGCCCTGTTGGTCAGTGGTTGTGTTGGGACCCTGAGGCTTACAAGACTGGACGTGTCGAGTATATGGAGGAGGAACTCAATCAGTTGGCGCAGGAGAAGCAGAAGAATGAGTCTGTTGCCAAAAATGCATTTGAGCAGCGCGTCAAGGAGACAAAACAGAAGGCCATTGATGATAATAAGAAGAATGCTGAGAAGCATGGTAGCACCATTACTCAAGATATTGATAATGATGGCAATCTAATTGGCGTTGAGGATGCCAAGTTTTCCAAGACTGATGCTATTTCTGCGGCTGATATTCGAAGCGAGTTGTTTGATGGGGATAATATTGTTATTGGACAAAGTGATTATGGTAGGTCTGAATTGATTAGCGGTCCCTTTGCTGTAAAAAAGGAGGAAGATAGCATGGAACGAGTTGATTAAATTCGTAGTATGTTATTTAGGAGTCTAAGTACAATATAAAAATAGAATTATTTTTTATATTATATTATTTTAAATGAGTAACTACTCTAATTATGGAAATACAAATGCAAATGTAGATAATACTGCAAATACAAATACAAATGCGAATGCGACTATTAATGCACCAACTACTAATACTAACACTAATATTCAAACCAATGCAAAACCAAGAATATATGAGGATTTTTTGTTTTTTGGTAATTTCTTTGGTCTAGTCCCTGAAGCATATGTCAAATACTTTAATTTGTTTGCAATCCAAATTTGTTGCACACTTGTTTTTGCTGGCATTTATTATGTATTACTATGTAATTTTGATAAGTATTTTTTTATACAAGAAGGATTTCCAAAGAAACAATTCTTAGATAATAAATTGGGGATTGCTTTAATCATGTCAATTAATTTTCAGACAACTACGGCTTATGTAGATATTAAATGTAAGACTTTTCTGTCTAGGTCACTTTTTGCATTTCAAATAGTGTGTGCGTTTGCGATTGCCTTTTTATTCTTTTTGTAAGTTTGTTTAATAATTTTTGTAGAATCTTGATTATCCTTAAGGTTAAGCAGTTTACCACTTGGTCTTTTTAACCGCGATTTTGGGGCCCTGACCACGTTTCTTCACATTATTTGGGTCATATTGTTCATCTTCGTCGTCATCATTGATTGATTTGGATAATTCCCAGAACTCTTTTGACCCCAATCTGAAGTCATTGTGTGCGTCTGCCTTATACCAAAACACTTGGTCTTGTAATTTGTTGGACTTGGAATTGTTATTTATCACCAAACATTCATAATTCTCGGTGCATTGGTCCATCACTTGGCAAAATGACTCCAATGTGGGAAACATGCCTGCGTAATTCTCGTAAATGCGCTTTCTATTGGCAATATACGGCTCTCTTAAAATAAAAACATAATCTATATTGGTTCTCAGTGTCGGCGGAATGCCCAACGGATATTGCATTGTGATGATTAACATCACCTTCCAATGTCTACCATTCATAAATAAAAGTCGCATCATCTTATCACGCGCCCATGTGTTGTCATATAAGCAATCATCTAAAATCACAAAGGTTCGAGGGTCAATCGTTGAGCGTTTAAATTGCTCCATTTCCTTCTTAATCTGCTTCAAAACCTGCCTCTGGCGCTTCAATATGTTTTCAATAATTGCAGTATTATATTCATTATGAATGAATAATTTGGGAACTAGAGCGCCATAAAATCCGTTACCTTCTTCTGTACCGGAGATAACTGTGCCAATCGGAATACTTTGTTGATAATATAATAAATCTCTTACCAAAAATGATTTACCAGTATCACGACGACCAATTAAAACAACCACAGGACCCTTTGATTCATTTGGCTTAAAACTAATACTCTTCATATCAAAACGTCTTAAATCTAAATTCATTATATTTATATTCTTATAAAAGAATTATTTTGTTCAACGCAATAACTAAATAATTTGCATATTTGTATTTTAATTATTTCTCCTATATTTTCAAATTATTCCTATTTTGTTAGTTGTTTAGGAAAAAATGAGTTAAATCTTACTAATATTTATATTTTTATTTGCTAATGACAACAACCATGTTTAGTGTTAATTATCAAAAGAGAAAGAATATTAATCTCTTTAACAAGTTTCAAACTAACAAACGAATTAACCTGTCAAATGTGCAGAACTATATACCTATTTATGACAAGTTTTTTGCATTAAATAACACCAATTGTAACGCAATCAATCTTAACCATTTATGGTCTGTATCTGATGTGAAAGACAAGGATAATGAGAAATCCGATAATATATTTACTTGCAAATTAAAGAATATTTCGGATATTGAGGACTTTACAATGACACAAAAAGTATTCTTCAAAATGGCTCCATTATTAGACCCATTCAAATATATAGTTGGTAAATACAATTACAATGATGAGGCACTTTTTAATCTACCATCCTTTGACAAGTCCATAAATACTCACCCTAAACTTGAAGATACTAACAACTCTTCATATATTGACGGCTTCTTTTGTTATCTAACTAGTCAATTGTTAAATAGTCACGAATTCATTCATGGCGTTGATTATTATGGTTCTTTTTTAGCCATCAAAAATAATTATAAAGTTAATATAATTGATGATTTGGATTATTTAATTAAATCGGAATTCTTTATCAAAAAACAAAATATTCTATTTAATGTTGAAGATTATAATCATTTGATAACCAATGATGATGATGATGTAAAAATATTAAAACCATTAAATATTTCTAATGGGTCGCAAAAATCTTTATTATCTGCAAAATCCATTGATGAAACCATTTTTGAGAATATTTTTATTCAAGAATCTTTTACTCAAGAATCTTTTGCTAAAGATAAAAATGATTGCTTAGATACTAGTAATGGAAATCATATCACATTGGCTGACGTAAAAAATATGAATGTTGAATTAGTGGACATAATGAATTCCAATCAATTTAATATTATTGAACAAAAGAAATCCGAAACACTTAAATCTGGTTCCACTTGTTCTTCAAGAACATCTCATACAAATGAAAATGATATAATAGATGATTGCGATGAGTGTGATAAAGTTGCAATCAATTCAGGGTCTGGTTCAGATAATGAATGTAATAATGAAATTGTCGACCTTTATGCTGATGCAAATGATGCAACTGATGCAAATGATATTGATATTAATAATAGTGATAGTGATAATTCCAGTAATTATTCTGACATTGAAGAGGAAACGTTATTTGCAACGTTCCCAAAATTCCCAGTACAAGTTATTTGCATGGAAAATTGTGAGAGTACGTTTGACGATTTAATTATGAATAATGAATTATCACACGACGAATGGTTTTCAGCTTTAATGCAAATAATTATGATACTAATTACTTATCAAAAAACATTTTCATTTACTCACAATGACCTTCATACTAATAACATAATGTATGTTTCAACTAACAAAAAATACATAAATTATTGCTACAAAAAGAAATATTACAAGGTTCCAACTTTTGGAAAAATATTCAAAATAATAGACTTTGGACGAGCTATTTATAAAATGGGTGGTAAGATATTTTGTAGTGATAGTTTTCAATTAGGAGGTGATGCGGCAACACAATACAACACTGAACCATATTTGAATGAAAAGAAACCACGTTTGGAACCTAATTTCAGTTTTGATTTGTGCCGTTTAGCATGTTCTATTTTTGATTACATTGTTGATGATGTTGATGATATAAAGAATTTGAGTGAATGTGAACCAATTGTTAAGTTAATTGTAGAATGGTGTATAGATGATAATGGAATTAATGTTCTTTATAAAAATAATGGACTTGAACGTTATCCGGACTTCAAGTTGTATAAAATGATTTCAAGATGCGTTCACAATCATACACCAGTGGCACAACTTGAACGAGCAGAGTTTAGTAAATTTGTTTGTCAAAAAAATAGTTTAGCAAAAAATGAACAAATTATAAATATTGACGATTTACCATCATATATTTCATAAATATTTGATAATATTTGATAAATTCAAGAGTTTAGTGTAAATTATTTTATTTGCAAATTAAATTAACATAATGTTAAAAATATGTTACTTTATATAAATATAATATATTATATTATAAATGAGTTATGGATTTATAATTACAAGACATGTTAATTCACAACAAACTAATGAATATTGGAATCATTGCGTAAAACTTATTAGAACGCACTATCCTTTAAGAAAAATTATTATTATTGATGATAATAGCAATTATAATTTTGTTAAATCTTATCATGAATATAAAAATGTTAAAATTATACAATCTGAATATCCAGGCAGAGGTGAACTTTTACCTTATGTTTATTTTTTGAAAAATAAATGGTTTGAAAATGCAGTTATTATACATGATAGTTTATTTTTTCATAAACATGTTCCGTTTGAAAACTTTAAAATTCCAGTAATTCCATTATGGCATCATGTATATGATAAGGAAAATCTTAATAATTTATTACGCATATCAAGTTTCTTAAAAAATAATAATTATGTCAAAAAAGAATTAATGGGGAATGAAATAAATATATTAGGAATTACTAAAAAAACACAATTAAACTTATGTTTTGGAGGTCAATGTTATATAAATCATAGTTTTTTACTTTTGTTAGAAAAAAAATACAATTTAAGCAATTTAGTAAATGTCATAAAATGTAGAACAGATAGATGTGGTTTAGAAAGAATATTGGGAATATTATTTACCATTGAATATAACAAGTTAATTAAAATTAAATCTTTATGTGGTGAAATTTTCTCGCATTACAAGTCATTTAATTATAATTTTACTAATTATATTAGCGATTTTAATAAAGGAAAGGTTCCTGGAGTAATTACAAAAGTTTGGACTGGGAGATAAAAAATTAATAAGATGTATTTTAATTTATTAAATATTTTTTACTTATAAATGTTAGATAAAATATTTAATACTATTTCACAACCTATAATTTCAAGCATTTTATCATTTATAAATTCAATTTGTTGTACATTTTATATGTATAAATATCAAAAAACAAAGGATACAAAATGGATTTCTAATTTATCTTACATACTTTTTACATTTTTCTTTGTAGATTTATTTTTAAATATATATGCTTGTGTAAGAGACACTACAGGCAAGACAAAATATTATGAGGCAATTTTACATCATGTATTATGCATGTTATTGTATTTTTGGGGTTATAAAATTGGCATTCACATTGTTCCTGATGCTGTGCAAAAAGTATTATTATTTGAAACTAGTACTATATTTTTGAATATTCGGTTTTGGATTAAAAAATACATGGATTTTATAGAAAAGGAGAAAGAGAAACAAGAAAATTCACCATTTTTAATATTTATTAAAAAAATACAACCAATTAATGAACTAATTTTTGCTTCACTTTTTATTTATTTTAGAGTTTACAAATGTTTTGAATACATTATTTATTATAAACATAATTGGATTAAAATGCTTCAAGACGGCTTTTACTTTTTAAATAGATTTGTTATTGGGTTATTTTTGATATTAGTGCTTCTTAACATTTATTGGAGTTATATAATATTATCATCTTTTTATAAGCTGATTGCAAAAAATACTAAGTGTTCAAATGAAAAAGAAAAAGATTCTGAATTATTATTAATTGAAAAAATAACATCTCAAATATTGTTGAATAGGAATAATAAGGAATAATTTCATTATTTAGTTAAATAATTATTAATTTTATATTTTACTTAATAAATTACAATGTTTAATAATTTAGTAAGTGTGTCTACAATTTCAAACCTTCTATCTTTAATAAATTCTTTAATTTGTGTGTTTTCTGTTTATAAATATCATCAGACAAATAACAACAAATGGCTTAGATATTCTTCATATGCATTTTTAACATATTTATTAATAGATTTTTGTTTTGATTGTTACATTGGAATAATTGAACGTTCTCAGTATGTTTTACACCATTTAATTTCCATAATATTTATAATATGGGGAGTTATATTTAATTTTGTAGACGATAATCTATTACAATCATTTTTAATAATGGAATCTAGCACTATCATTTTATCTACTAATATTTTAATAAAAAATTATCTTGATTTTACTTCTAAAAATGAGCCTACATTTTTGACATCCGTCCTCAACAAAATAAGTATAATAAATTATA